ATTACGTTGAAGAATATTACGCCTGCATCGCGCGCGGTGAAATTGTTGTTTCCCGTCGTGTAAAAAAGGTTTATGACCGGCTCGTCAAACAGATGCGTAATCCGGATGCAGATTTTCCGTATTATTTCGACGAAGAAATCGGCGAACGTCCGATTTACTTTATCGAAAAATACTGCAAGCAAGCGCAAGGAACACTCGGCGCGCCCCTGCGCCTTGAGTTGTTTCAAAAAGCGTTTATCCAACTTGTTTTTGGGTGGCTTGAAAAGGGAACGGGATTCAGACGTTTCCGCGAAGTAATGCTCTTGCTTGCCCGTAAAAACGGAAAATCGACATTACTTGCAGCAATAGCGTTGTATATGCTTATAGCCGATATGGAGGGCGCGGCGGAAATATACAGCGTTGCAACAAAGAAAGACCAAGCCAAAATATTATTTACGGCGGCGGTCAATATGATAAAACAATCGCCCGAACTGCGCGCAATTATCAAGAAGCGCCGCACGGATGTTTACTTTCCTGCGACGTCATCGGTGTTTGCGCCCCTTGCGTCAGATTCAAACACACTCGACGGCTTGAACTCGCACGGCGTAATCATCGACGAATTGCACGCAATCCGCGATGAAAATTTGTACGCAGTTATGAAGCAATCGACATCGGCACGTCGCCAACCGTTGATTGTTATGATTACAACCGCGGGAACGGTGCGCGAAAGTATTTTCGACAAAGAATACGAACTCGCCTGCAAGGTGGCGGACGGCGAAGAAGTTGACGAGCAATTCTTGCCGTTGCTTTATGAACTTGATGACCGTGAAGAATGGACGAACCCCGAAATGTGGATGAAAGCAAATCCCGGGCTCGGAACTATCAAGCAATATAAAACGCTTTCAATGTTCGTTGAACGTGCCAAAATACAACCGTCGGAATTGCCGTCGGTATTGTGCAAAGATTTCAACGTGCGCGAAAACGAGGCAAAATCGTGGTTGTCGTTTGCGGAAATCAAGAACCCGGCAACGTTTGAAATGTCCGAAGTCGTTGACACATACGCAATCGCCGGTTGTGACTTATCTGCAACAACCGATTTGACGGCGGCAACATTGTTGATTCGGAAGAAAAACGACAAAACCGTGTATGTGTTGCAACACTATTTTCTACCGCAAAAGCGGGTTGAAACTATCGAAGCAAGCAACACACCCGAGGCACCGTATAGGTTGTGGGCGGACCGCGGATTGCTTACAATCTGCGACGGCAGCCGCGTCAATTTCTCGGACGTCACGGCGTGGTTCTGTCAGATGCGCGATGAACACAAAATCGATATGTACAAATGCGGTTTTGACCGGGCATTGTCCGGATATTGGGTTGAAGAAATGAAACAAAACAGTTTCGTAATGGAACCCGTTGCGCAAGGTCCTTTCACGTGGGCGCAACCGATAAAATTGTAAATTACAACGACAATCCGATTTTGGCGTGGTGCTTATCAAACACGGGCGTCAAAAAAAGCGGAATCAACAACATCCAACCGGTCAAAATAACGGAAAAACGCCGCATCGACGGCGCCGTTTCGTTGTTAAACGCTTGGGTAATCTACGTCAAATACTTTGACGATTATATGTACTTTGTGGAGTGATGCTATGAACGAAAAACGAAGTTTATTTCAAAAAATATTTGGCGGAAATGGAAAGCCGAAGCAAGACGGAAAGACGTACACGGATTTCAAGTTGTTGAACACATCCGTTTCGACGTATGTGCCGTTTGACGGTAATGCGTGGAGCCTCGCCGCGGTACAATCCGCCACGGACGCGTTTGCTCGCCGCGTTGCAATAATCAAACCGAAACACATTCGACGCGCAGGCGGCACGACAATCGATGCAAATTCTGCAATGAACAATGTGTTGCAGTTCTATCCGAACCCGTACTCTACGGCATACAAATTGTATTATCGGTTAGCGGTGCAATACAAGTTGTATCATAACGCTTTTTTGTATCCCGTTTGGGGTGCAAAAGGCGAATTGATTGCGCTTTATAACATAAACGCACCGACAATTCGATTGCTTGAATATGCCGGGGAATTGATGATGTATTTTCAATTCGGCAACGGCAATAAATACATATTTCCGTACACGGATTTCATCGCAATCGGTTCGCATTACAAAGACAATGACATTTTCGGCGATGATACGCGTGCATTGTTGCCCGTGTTGCAAACTGCGGACACGTTCAATCAATCAATGGCAAAATCAGCCGAACTCGTCAGCATAATCCGCGGTATTCTCGAAGTAAACGCATCGTCAAAAGATGCAGACTTGAAGAAGCGCCGCGACGATTTCGTCCGCGATAACTTGAACTTGTCGGAAAACGGCAGCGGCATCATCGTCACCGACAGCAAATACAAGTACACAAACCTCGACAACAAAAATACGCCACTCCCGCAAGGGCAATTAACGTTTATCAAAAACGAAATATTTGACTACTTCGGAACGAATGAAAAAATCGTACAGAATACGGACAACCCGGACGACGGCGATGCGTATTACGACGGCGCGATGAAACCGTTTTTTGTTGAACTTGAACAGGCAATGACGAATTGTTTGTTTACAAAAAAAGAACGCGGGTTCGGCAACGAAATAGTTATCGAATCAAACCGCCTACAATCTGCAAGACTATCCGACAAAGTAACAACGGCAAAATTCTTGTCAGACATAGGCGCGGCAACCCTTGACCAAATTTTAGACATATTCAATTTGCCTGCAATCGGCGGCGAAGAGGGCAAACGCCGCGTTCAAACATTGAACGTTGTGAATGCAGCCAAAGCCGACGAATATCAACTCGGCAAAGGAAAAGACAAAGAACCGCAGGACGGCAAAACAACGCCGGACGACAAAACGCCCCCGGCAGATGACGGAACAAACAAGGAGGAACAATAATGTTCAAACCAACAGAACGCGAATACAGAACGGCGCCGCTATTCAAGCCCGTTGAACAAAGTGAAGATGACAAAATACTGCGCATTCAAGGATGCCCGATTGTTTTCAACGTTGAAACCGTGTTGTGGGAATGCGACGGCATACAGTATAAAGAAAAAATCGACGCGCACGCCCTTGACCGGTGTGATTTAAGTGATTTTATATTCAACCGCAATCACGGACAAAACGATTCGACCGTTTTTGCAAGGTCGAAGAATAAAACAATCCTTTCGGATATAACAGCATCCGGAATGTCGAACGAAATGTTGCTTGATGCAGACGACCAACGTCACGTTTATTTATTTAACGACATACGCAAAGAACTAATCGACAAAATGTCGTTTGCCTTTACGGTGGCGGAATCGGATTACAACCCGGATACACACTTGCGCACAATATTGAAAATCAAAAAACTATACGACATCAGCGCGGTCGATTTTCCCGCGTATAATCAAACAGCATTAACGCTTGCCCGGAATTTCTTTTCGGCGGAGCACGAAAAGGAATTCCGCAATTTGGAGGAAATTGCCCGTCGCAAACGTCTAATCATAAAAACTTATTTCTAAAAAAAGGAGAAACAAATTATGCACGAACTATTAAAAAGACTTGCGGAAATAAACGCACTCAAAGCGGAAATCCGCAACAGTATCAGCACAGCAGACACGACCGCCCTTGACGGTTTTGAAACCGAACTGCGCGCCCTTGAGGACGAACAGTCACAACTCGAACGCAGAAAGAAAATGCTTGAACAAATCAACAACGGCGGTTTGCCTGCAAATCCGTCACCGATTACCAACCCACTTTCGAGAAGCGTTGACACGCCGGAAGATATGAACTATCGCACCGCATTTTTCAAAGCATTGCAAGGCAAATCCTTGACCGCAGAAGAAACGCGCGCATTGTCATCTACATCAACCCCCGGTGTGTTGCCTACAACCACAACGGAAGAAATCATCAAGAAGATGCACGATATTTCGCCCCTTATAAGCGAAATAACAATGTTGCACGTTCCCGGAAATGTGACATTCAACGTTGAAAACGCGTTCACAGAGGGTTCGGAGCACACAGAAAACGCACTTGCAGACGAATCGGACGACAACCTCGTTCCCGTATCTCTTGCCGGATTTGAAGTCATCAAGATTTTGAAAATATCCGAAACCGTCCGCAAAATGTCAATCAATTCTTTTGAGCAATGGGTTATCGAGAACGTTTCCGACGGCGTTGTTGCAAGAATTGAAAACAGAATCGTCAACGGCACCGGCGTCGGTATGGCGAAAGGCATCGAAAAAGCGAACACTTGGGTTGATGACACAAATGCCATTGCTTGGGCGGGCGCATCATTGGCAGTTGCCGACCTTGATGATGCTATCGCTTTGCTTAACAGCGGATATTTTGCCCGCGCAAAATTCCTTATGTCGAGCAAGACATTTTTCAAGTATGTCAACAAACTGCGCGATGACGCAAAAGCGCCTATCGTGGCAGGAAACAAAAAAGACGGATTCACGGTCAACGGGTTTGATGTCGTATTCAGCGCGAAAGCGGCATACGGAACAATTTATCTCGGCGACTTAAAGATGTACGTCGGCAACTTGTCGGACGACGTTGCGGTTGCAGCATCGGAACACAGCGCGTTCACGAGTAATTCCGTGATTTATCGCGGCACCGCAATTTTCGACGGCAAACCGGCAATCGGCGAAGCGTTTATCAAAATTGCAGCAACGCTTTAATGGAGGTGTGAAATGGCTGAAAAAAGATATGTCGGTTCTTTGAAAACCGACGTTTTCGGAATAGCCGCAGACGAGTCGCACATTGCGCGTCTTGCGTTTGGTGTTGATAAAACAGTTGCCGCAGACGACGACGGCGTTCACGCTGCCATTTCCGGAAAAATAACGGAACAGACTGTCGAAACAGAAATTGCAAATCCGCCTTGCGCCCGAAATGTTGTCGTTACCCCCGGCGGAACGACCGCAGATGTGGCGGCGGGTGATGTTGTTGTATATGGCACCAACATCGCGGGCGAGGATATTTCCGAAACATTTACGTTTGCGGCAAACGCAACCGCAGCAATCACGGGCTCAAAAGCGTTTAAGACGGTAAAAAAAATAACCGTCGCAGCGCAGGACGGCACCGGCTGCACATTCAAAATCGGTTTCGGCGTCAAATTCGGTTTACCTTTCAAGTTCACCGAAAAGCCCTTGACGTTTGCATCGGTTGACGGCACGCGCGAAACTACCGACCCCACGCTCGCAATCAGCGATTCGGCAGTTGAAAGCAACACAATATCGCTTAACACCGCCCCGGCGGGTAAGAAAACGGACGTTTACATCGTCCTATAAGGAGGCGCAACTATGGCGGCATCAAGTTCATATCAACAAAACATTCGCAGGTTAGTGCGCATATCCGACAATGATTCGGATTTTAATGATGAAGTGTC